ATTAGAGTTAGCTCATAGAGCTGAAGTAAAAGAACAAGAAGAAGAAGCTAAACAACAAACAAGTAACGTTGATAGTCAAAAACCTCAAGAGGATACTTCATACCAAAATCAACCACAAATTACGCCAAAAGCTAAGAAATGGGCCGAGGATAATAAGTGGTTTGGAGAAGATGAAGTCATGACTAATGCTGCAATTACTATACATAACAACTTGGCCGCAGAGGGTCTTGAATTAGATAGTGATGAGTATTATAATGAAGTCAATGCAAGATTAAGGAAATATTTTCCTGCTAATTTTGCATCTGAAAACGACGAGCCAAAACAAGAGCAAAAGAAACCCGTCCAAACTGTTGCTTCTGCTGGTCGTAAACAACAAGGACGCCGAACTGTGAGACTCACCAAGTCACAGGTAGCTATCGCTAAAAGATTAGGGGTGCCACTAGAGGAATACGCTAGATTCGTGAAGGAGGATATATAATATGGATACAATAAAAAGAACTTCACGCGAGACAGAACTTAGAAAAGAGCAAGAAGCTCCTAAAGTCTGGACTCCACCATCCAGTTTGGATGCACCACCTGCGCCGAAAGGTTACGTCCACCGTTGGATAAGAGTAACCATTCAGGGTTTTGAAGATACATCGAATGTATCGAAGAAACTTAGAGAAGGTTGGGAATTTGTAAAAATGGAACAGGTTCAAAATGAAATCGGTTCTAACAAATACCCTTACCACACTGAAGGCAAATATCAGGGGTTAATCGGGATTGGGGGCCTTGTGTTGGCAAGGATACCGGAAGAGATATTGAAGCAAAGGCACGCCTACTTTAGTAAAATTACTAGAGACAGGATTGAAGCCGTTGACAGAGAGCTCATGAAGGAACAACACCCGGATATGCCTATCAATATTGATAGACAATCCAGAGTGACCTTTGGTGGTAGTCGCAAGAAATAATTTTTTTGCAATTGCTACAGGGTCTTATAACAACTGTTAAAAAAATGTTAAAAAAGGAGACATACATAACATGGCAAACGTAAGTGAAAAGTTTGGTCTAAGACCATACAGAAAACTAGACGGTACACCATTAGTTGGCGCTCAAAACAGATACACTGTTAAAGCTGGTTATGCTACTGCAATTTATCAAGGAGATTTGGTTATCCCAACTTCTACTGGTAACATTGAAAGAGCAACTGCAAATAATAGTGCGGCTGTTGTGGGTGTTTTTAACGGAGTGTTCTATAACGATCCAACGACTCAGAAGCCTACATACAAAAATTACTACCCTGGTGGCGTAACACCAACTCAAGGCGATATTACTGCCTTTGTTGTTGACGACCCAGATGCAGTATTTTTAATGGATGCAGACGCTGCGTTTACAAGAGCGGATTTGTATAAAAACTACTCTGTTACAAATACAACAGGTGTAACACAAACGGGTATATCAAAAGTGCAACTAGATGTTAGCGTTTCTGGTGTTGCGACTACTTTCGCTGTTCAAGCGATCGACATTTCGCAAGATCCAGACAATTCTGACAAATCAAGTGCAAATGCGAACATACTCGTAAGAATCAACAATCACTTCTATAGAAGTGGTACAGGCTTAGCATAAGGAGAATAGACTATGGCAATATCACGATCACAACTAGTTAAAGAACTAGAGCCAGGTTTGAATGCTTTATTCGGCCTGGAATATAATAGATATGAAAATCAGCACGCTGAAATTTTTATGTCTGAAACATCTGACAGAGCTTTTGAAGAAGAAGTAATGTTAAGCGGTTTCGCTTCTGCACCAACTAAACAAGAAGGTGCTGGAGTAGTGTTTGATACAGCAGGTGAAACTTTCACAGCTAGATACAATCACGAAACAATCGCTTTAGCGTTCGCTATCACTGAAGAAGCAATCGAAGACAACCTATATGACAGATTAGCTGCAAGATACACAAGAGCTCTTGCAAGATCTATGTCAAATACGAAGCAAGTTAAAGCTGCTAACGTACTTAACCAAGCACAGTTTACTTCTGTGACTGGTGGAGACGGGGTATCGTTAATTTCTAACGCTCACCCATTAGCAACAGGTGGTACATTCTCGAATGTACTAGCTACTGCTGCAGATCTTAACGAAACTTCACTAGAGCAGTCGTTAATCGACATCGCTGGATTCGTAGACGAAAGAGGTCTAAGAATCGCTACTCAAGGTAGAAAAATGATAATTCCAAAAGAATTACAATTTACTGCTGAGAGACTGATGAAAACTCCTCAAAGAGTTGGAACAGCTGATAACGATATCAACGCAATCGCTTCAATGGGAATGGTACCAGAAGGGTATTCAGTTAATAATTTCTTAACTGATACTGATTCTTTCTTCCTAATGACTGATGTGCCTAATGGAATGAAACATTTCGTTAGATCACCAATCAAAACTGCGATTGAAGGTGACTTCGATACTGGTAACGTAAGATTTAAAGCTAGAGAAAGATACTCTTTTGGATTCTCAGATCCTAGAGCAATCTTTGGTAACGGAAACTTACCAACTAGTTAATAAATAATACAATTAGTATTACTTAAAGAGGGGCTTTCGAGCCCCTCTTTTTTTGTGTATAATAAAAACACCTAGAAATTAATTTAATTTTGTAGACTGGCTAGGCAGACGGTATAGAGACTACAAAGTTTAACCGCTATACA